TGTATAATTCAAATTTATTTTCATCAATAACTTTTGCAAAAACAGTTGATGGTAAGATTGTTGTAACAACACCTGCTGTATTAGCAGTTGCACCGATAGAAACTGCAGTCGCTGCTATGCCTGTAAATGTTGAAGAAGGAATATATGTTAATTGTTCATTCGTATTAAAGAAATGATTTGGAATATTAAAGAGTCCTGTACTTTTAACTAATCCTACACCATCTGCAACTGAATTAATTCCAACTGGGTTAAATGTTTTAGTATAAATTGGTGTTCCTTCATACTTCAAATCAAACGCAGTTTTATTTGCTCTCAATCCACTCAAACCATCATAAGATGATAAGAATAATTTTTCTGTAACTCTTCCAAATGTTAGTTCTTGAGGCACATTAGCAAAATCATTAGCAGTATAGAAAATTTGACTAAATGATTGAACTTCGATTAATGAATCAAATTCAGGATCTGGATAAAATCTCAAGTTAATATCATTTCCAGATATTTCACCACCAAAAGTACCAATACCAGTAGTTGAACCTGCAGATACAAATGGGTACTGGACTGTTAAAACGTCATCAGCATCTCTTAATGAGATAATTTGATGTATTGCAGATGTTTCACCACAGGACACCCTTACAAGCGATTTAACAGAACTATCAATAGTTTTATTTAAAGTTCCATAAGTTATCGTGCTTGCAGTACCAGTAACATAATTTGACTCCAATCTTGCACTTCTTTCTGTGCCAGTTGGTTGACCTATTGTCAAAAATCTATAAGTACCTATTCCAATTGAAGTAGTTCCCAATGCAACAACATTTGATCTAACTTCAAGTGGATTATTTCTATCATTTTCACATTGCAGTTTTATTAAATTGTTTTCAAACCTAGCAGTTAATATACCTACAGATGAATTACTGAGACCTAGAGATGTATCAACATATGTTTGAGATGTTGTGGTTTTTGTTCCATCAAAATCTACAATAACTTCATTATAATTAATTTCCTTAGTAATACTATCTTGAACAAAAATGCTTGCATATAGTCCATTAAAATCAGTATTAGAGAATTGAGCAATCGTGGTTGTGGTTACTCCACTAGTTGTACTATCTACACCTACATTAGAACCAACTAAATCTACTTGTCCAACTGCTTGAGTTCCAATACCTGTTAAATCTGAATTAAAATCTATTTTTAATATTTTTATATCATGATCTTTAGTAAATTTCTCTGTTGGAGTAAATAAAAGATTTTTCTCTCCAGTTGAAGTTATTTCTGTTGAAAACTCTCCCAACTCTAAAGTTGTAAAATCTGTTGTTTTTTCAAGTAAAAATGCATTGTCAGTTGTAGTTAATGTAATAATTTCTGTGAATTGCACATCAGAAGTATCTGGATCAACAATTTGAATTAAATAATTTCCAAAATCTTCTGAAAGTTCTTCAATTATTGTATTGTTTTCTTGGAAACCTGTGCTAGAAAACTTATCACTTATATCATCGTGAACAAGAACTCTATTTGTTTTACATCTTGTAAAGTCTGTTAATACTCTATTTGATAATTCAATAAATTTTGAACTATTTGGTCTTGTGTCATAATCCCTTACAAGGTCAAAATTGTTTATTGCATCTACTCTTTGCTGTTCCTCTAAATCTAAAACATTTAAGACATCAAGAACAATCAAATCATTTGTCAAAGCAGTGGTTCCAATACCAACAGAAACTTGACTTTCAATTGAAGTATCTGCAAAATTCTTTAATCCAGCAGGATGAACAAGACGATTTACAGGATTTGCAAATTTATCCCATTCTATTGTACTCTTTACTGTGTATGATAAATTTTGATAATAATCATTATTTGGAATTACTTGATAATCTTCATTTAATTTACCAATATCATCTAACCAACCATATTCTTGTCTATTTGAAAAATCAGTTTTGAATTTTGCTTTATTATGAACTAAACTCACTATTTCAGCAGAAACATTACTTGATCTTCCTGAAATTCGATCACCTTTTTTCAGATCAAATTTTCCGTCAATTTTTATATAATCATCTCTAATTTCAACTACTAATAAATCTGTTTTTAATGAATTTACGATTAATGTTTCATTTAATTCAAATTGACCTCTTGTTTGTATAGGTTCAATTACAGGATAATTTAATTTATTAATAATTGATGCATATCCTGATTGAAATGTTTTTGCAATGCCAGGATTAGTTGTTAAACCAGCTAAATTGAATTTAAGTATTGCTTGTGTTCCCGCAACATAATCAGAAACTTCAAAGAAATTATAATTATAATTATCTGAATTAAATCCATCACCTTCTACAGTAGTATTAGTTGATATGCCTCCTTGAGTTGCACCAACACCTGTCTCTCCGATTCTTTGTATTCCTTCGACATATATTTGATCACCTATTGCAAATGGTTGTGGATCAACAAATCCATTCATAGGTGTTTCTAAGAAACAAGTTACTAATCCAGATGAACTTGTTTGTACAGAGTTTATACCAATTCCATTTGAATTATTAATAGCAACAATTTTATGATTTAATGAATCTAAACCAGTAACAGGTGCGATAACCTTAACATCAGATATTGTTTGATTAGGAGCAATAGGTTGTAGTGAAGAATTATCAACTACTACATTTCTAACAGGGTTAAAAACGAGTAAATTAGGTGCATTTATGTAATTAGCACCACCACTAACAATATTAACACTCTCAATAATATCAAGATTATCAATATTAACAACAGGTGATATAAATGCCTCTGGACTTAGTGTTTTATCAGATGAATACTCATACCCTACATCTATAATTCTTACATCATTAATTCTACCAATAGATGTAGATACTGCTACGATATTAGCATTTTTACCATTAGTGCTTGTTATTGTTTTAAACTTGGGAAGTTTTTTGTAATTAAAACCAGATGAAATAATTTTAAAATCTTTAATTGCACCATGAACATTTTTAGATCTCGTAGTGTATTCTAATTTTTCACAATTAGTATCTAAGTATGTTGTAAACTCTGGGACTAGAGGTGATATTTTGAATGTTTCATTTGTAACATCAAAAACTTTATATTCACTATTGTAAATACTATCAACAAATCTTATTTCTGCATAATTTTTAACTTCAGTATCAGATGTGCTAATATAACCACCTTTAGATAAACCATAATATAATCTAGGAGGAGTATTTTTTGAATATTGAACTGTAAGTTCAGCACCTAGAGGTCTATCAGGTGATGTTCCAATGCCTATTGTTCCTACCCCAACAACATTAAAATCTGCTGAATCTTGAGAACTTAAAAACTCATTTGTTAATTCTTTATCATAAAATAATTTGAAATCAAAATCAAATAATGTAGTACTAGACAATCCAAAAGTTAATTTAGAATTTTTTACTACATCAATTCTAGGATTTATTAAAGATATGGATTGATTTGCCCCACCAGTATTAGCTGTAATTGAAACTGATTTAACTGGAGTAATGTTTAAATCTGCTTCTGTTTCTGTTAATTGGAAATATCTCTCATTAATTTTATTTACAAAATAATCACCCGTTGATATTCCAGTTGCTGATCCACTATAAAATACCTTATCACCAGTTTTCAAACCGTGATCACTTATATCAATTCTATTTGTTTCAACGTTTGATGCTGCAAATGTTAAAGGATTTATTAATAATTTTTGATATTCTGAATTATAATTGACTGATATTGGTGTTGTTGTTCCTATACCAACTGATAGATTAGGAACCACATTCATTTTAACAATATCACCCTCTTGAAGATTATGTGTAGTTGTATTTGCTGCGGATACGTTTGTTGTAACAACGGTTGTCACTTTGGAAATATCACCAATTACTTGATTATGATTAGATGAGAAATAATATAAACCAGATGAAATTCCAGCTGTTGATCCTTTTGAATAGAAATATAAACCTTCACTTGTACTTCCAATACCAACTTTAGTTGTCAGAATACCTATATTATCTGGTCCTTTATTAACAACATAAACGTCAAGTGTGTTTTTTCCAACATGAGGTATTTTAAATTCTGAAACATTAGGTGTTCTACCAACATCAAATCTATTAGCACCATTATGTTTGACTAAAGTAACTTTTTGTCCAGTTTTAAATGGGTGATTTGGTACATGAATTGTTCTAGTAGGTATTGATAAGTCTTTTACTAGATCTCCAATAAAGTATTTTACACTGGTCGCACCACCACTTGTGGTACCAACTCCGACTGATTGAGGTCCATTAAAATATACTAGATCATTTACTTTAGACTCAAATTTCTTAGTTTTAACTGGAATATTGATTTTACTATTTGATACATAAATTTTAGATCCAGAAGTATGAGCAATACCGATACCACCTCCCTCATTTCGTTGCACCCTTATTACTTTTTGTATAGGATAAAGATTTAATACTCTTAATATTTCAGATCCAATTTTTAACGATCCACCAATTGATACAGTATTTGGAATATCCGAAACGTAAATATCTTGAATAACACCGTTTACATTTCCAACTGCCATAGTTTTTGCTAAACCTATGGTATCAGTAGAAACTCCTACTTTAAATGATCCTGTAAGATTGTTTATACTTGTACTTAATCCAGAAACTGATATTGCAGTTTGATCATTTAATTCAATAAAGGGTAAAGTTGTTACTCCTACATTATCATTATCTTTCCAAGTGAATACTACATTTTCAAATTTCTGTAAAGTCGTATCAATTCTTGAAACACCAATACCTACAATTTCATCGACTTTAGCACTGAAACCTGATCCATTCGTGCCTGTATTATCAAAGACAGTTAAATCACCAACTTTATATCCTTCTCCACCATCTAAAACAGTTAAATCATCAACATCTCCTTTTGTGACGGATTCAATTTTTGTTATTTGTCTTATTGTTTCATTTGATTCAATAATAAAGTCATTATCGCCAAATTCTTCATCAACAAGATAAGGTAAGGTGTTTCTTAATAAATTTGAATTGTTAAAATCAAAATCATGATCTAAAATTAAATTATCATTGATAAAGGGAGATCTGTAAGTTTTTCCTATGAAGTATGGATATTTTCCTTCTAATTTACTGGTATTTGATGAAATTCCTACAGAAGCAAAATATGCATAAATTCCATTTGGAAATTCTGGAGTTTTACTAAATCTACCATTATGTACATCTAAGTCCCCTGCTCCATCATAGACATAATCGTCAACAAAAAATCCTTCCTTAAATCCAGTGGGTCTATTAGCAACTTTTGATACATCGAGTTTATATGATGAAGTTAATATTTTTAGATCAGAGTTTATATCGTCGGGATCAGTATATCCAAATGGACCATAGATTGGGTTGCCATCATATGCCCATCCAATTATAGGTGAATGTGCAGTTATTTGATCAAATTCACCATTTGCTTTGAGAGAAAAACTATCCTCTAAAGAATTAATAATATCTTGAGAATATCCAAGAACACCAAATCCAAAAGAATTTTTTCGAGATGTAAGATTGAAATCACCAAATCTCTCTGCTCTATTTAATTTTAAACTCCTAACTCTAGCATCTAAAGATCCATTAGATCCTTTTGGTACAACATCAACATTTGTAGTAAGACTATTGTACCCTATACCAGAGTTTATAACAATTGCACTAATGATCTGACCATTCTCTATTACAGGTCTTACAATCGCTCCTGACCCTGTTCCAGAGTCTGATATTACTAAATCTGGTGTAGAAAAATATCCCTCCCCTTTGTTAACTACTGATACATTAATAATTCTTCCATTTACAACAACTGGTTTTAGTTCACCATTCTTACCTGTTAAAATCTTTACATCAGGTTTTATTTGATGATTTAAAATTGTTGAACCATAATTTGATCCTCCCTCATACACATATGCATCTGTAATCTGTCCTGTAACAATAGGTGTTAAATTAAATGTTCCTGTAACTGTTGATCCATAAGAAACTTCAATATTTACTTTAATTTCTGGATAGAAAAATTCTTGTAAACCAACTCCCGAAGATGTCAAATTGACATATGCTTTTCTTTCTAAATTTACTGTGTTTGTTGACAATTTAAATGAGTCATCATCAATCTTTTCAACATAATACTGGCTAGATGTACTTAAACCAGATATTATTGAACCACCTGACTCAAAATTATATTCAATTACCTCTGAGGTTTGAAAACCATGATTTTTAAAATTAATTGTATCATAAGCAGTTGATATGCCTGTAGGATTTAATTTTAATCTACGATTTGTATATCCTGAACCTTGTTCTAAAACTTTAACAGATATAAGGGTAGTTCTATTTTCTGTTCTAAAACGATGAATTCCACTAGCTCCAGTATCTGTTGATAATCCAACAGTATTAATACCTGCTATACCCGCAAGAGCATCTTCTTTTGTGTTAAATATCCTAACTGTTGATGGATTTACTACTCTAACGAAATATGGATCTCCATCAGATAAAGTTCCAGTAATAATATTATTTGTGTCATAAGGAGCACCTATACCGATTGGAGAATTACCGTTAGCACTATAATAAACTAATTGTCCATTTTCTAAGTTATGCTCTGTTTTAAAAGTTATAGTTTCATCATCTTTATCAATACCACCATTAAAGAATATATCCCTACTATCAAAATTAATAAATCTATTTCTTACACCTACAATTGGTTGAAGAACACATCCTGATCCATTACCACCTGTTACTGAAATGCTTTTTACTGATTCAATATCAAAATTCTGCGGATCAACTAAAATTTTATCTACAGTTCCAGTAACGATAGGTTGAACAAGTGCGGTTGTTCCTGAAGAAGACTCAACACTGATTAAAGGTGGGTTAACAACATCATAACCTTTACCACCATTTGAAACTTCAATCGAGTCTATGTTTCCATAATAGATAATATCATCTGAGATTGGAGATCTAATCTGCACTCCATCTCTTAATATTCCAATGTCATTAATTGGAGTTTCATGTTTTGATGATATGGATAAATTCTGTGATAATGGAATTCTTCTTAAAACTTTATCTGATTGTAGTTTTCTATCTGCGTGTGATTGTAAAATAAAAGTATGATCCTGTGTAGTTGTTGTTCCAATACCTATCTGAACAGTGCTTGCTGTGCCTATTTGACTACGTGATTGGTATAATGCTATTTTTGATATATTAGATCCTGCAGGAGGTACAATAGGGTCAACATAGTAAGTTCTTCCAGACTCCAAACCAGACAAAACTTCGGTTGCAGGACTATAAATTATCGCATCTCCCTGTATAAACTTAATATTCTGATTTGAAGGTGGGAAAAATTGAATGAAACTATACTCATTTGTAAAAATATTTTTACCATCTAGACTCAAACCACTAGTGGTTTCTTTTATTGTATTAACCGTAATATCATAATTAGGAAGTGAATTTGATGCGACATACCCATCAGTATCTCCATCATTATACACATTTAATACATCCGTTATTAATACATCATTTCCCTGCTCTATTTCAACACCACTGCTTGTTGCAGTTTCAACTATTCTTCTGATGTCATATAACTGATTAGATATTGTAGTAAAACCAACAACATTGTCAACTGTAATTTGATTTAAATTTGTGTCTATGCTTCTTACGGTTCCAGTTCCCTCAATAACCTGTTGATTTCTCTTTAGAATATTAAATGTATCTCCTACTTTCAAATTAGATTTGTCTATAGGTGCTCTAAAAGAATATGTTGTTCCATCTACATCAACTTGTAATCTAGATGATGTATTGTATTTCCAAGAATTTGCAAATATTTCTTTATAAGATGAATTATCGTTTTTAATTTTTTCGCCAATATTTTTAACAAATATATTTTCTCCTTCATTAACAAGACTAATATCTGATATAGGAACTAACTCAGAAAGAACTCCTGTAATTCTTAGATCTACTCTCTTTGATAAATCCCCATTTTCATATCCAAAAATAGTCTCATTCGATCTTATATCATCAGCAGTATTAATTTTAACACCTACACCTGTACATCCAAAGAATTGATTAATTGTTTTAGATGTATAATCAATAATATTTTGTCCACTTATAATAGTTCCTGTTGCTCCAAAACCAACTGTTGAGTCAACTGATATGACATTACCGTTAATCGCTACATCAGTTAGAGATTTTGTTTTACCTGGAATTGTGAAAACACCTTCTATTAAATCACGATCACTAAATCCTACAAATAATGAAATTTTGTAATATGTTTTTTGATCTCTTTTTAATATTTCAACTTCAGATACAGATGCGTTTGTTCTTGTGTCTGTTGATTTGAATATAGTTTGTCCAACTAAATTTTGGGGGTCTCCTGTGGTTGAAATTAAGTCAGCAACAATTACTTCTCTGCGTATGAATTCTGCTCCAGAAGGTTTTACTAAATTTCCTTCAAGGTCAAGAATAGTTGATTCGACCCCATACAATACTTTGAATAAAATTCTTACAGACTCTTCAATACCTTTTGATTGATAAAAACTCCTAGCAAACTTAAAAAAGTTACCTACATCAAGATCTGTATCAAAGTCATTACCTTCTAAACCAGGTAAAAATGTTTTTTTGAGTTTTTTGTAAAATTCTTGTAAAAATAGAACTGATAAATTAGTGACCGTACTATCAGAACTGTGAGATGTTGCAGTTGTATCCTCAAAAACTAAATTTTCTCGATTTATTTCAAGAAGCGATGATGATATACCAACGTTATATCCACTTATACCACTAAATCCACGTATGCATCCTGTAAAAGATGTGGGTGTAATGCCAGTGTAAGATATAATTTCATTATCTATTTTTAGTAATCCATATTCTGAAGGAAAACCTTTAGTGCTTGAAACTGAAATAGTAGTATCTGTTTCTGTAACATCAGATAATAAACTTGTGGTTCCAGTAACTACTTCAGGAACAAGATTATCAGATCTTAGATATTGATCAAAGTTAGAAATTAAATCGCTAGGACCACCTTGAAATTCTTGTGAAATATAATATTGTTTAAAAAACTCAGTAGCGTTTGGAAAATCATTCACCAAAAACTCTGGCAATTGATTCTCAATAATAGTATTGACTTTTATTCTTTTGTCAATTTGTGACATAAATTATTTCCTCTCTAAATCTCCATTAGAGTAACTAGAGGTATAATAATCTCTCGTGAATACAACACCTGATACATCTTCACCCGAAGCAATTACATCCTTAAATGTATTTATTGTGCTTTTTGAAACATCAAAACTTAAATACAAATCTTTTAATCCTACTACATCATTTGACTCAGGAAATGCTTGAACTTCAATAATATTATTTTGTGATGCTGTTGATGTTATATTAATTGTGTTTAAGATTATTTCACCTTTTTTATAATCAACAATACCTGCATCCTTAATTAATATTTGTTGTTCATCTCTTTGATTTTTAAAAACCGCACTTAAAGTGCCTTTCATTGATCCATCAAGGTTTCCTGCAGCATCCTTATTTGGCACATCAGTAAGAAAAGCAGTTTCATTTGATCCTGCAACTGTAAATCCAGTGCTCTTTATGTTAAAACCAGCGGGATTGATATAAAAACGATTACCAAAACATAATTCATATTGTGCAAATTGATTTAATAATGCTTTCATATCTCTTCTTATAATAACTTTTGTTATGTTTGAAGTTATTCCATTATTAATACGATCAATTAGTGTGCTTACTTTACTATATTTAAATCTTCCACCAAATTTATTAATTTCAATATTGTTTGAATAATCATTCAACCCAGAAATGATTGATGTTCTCAAATTACTTGATGAAGAAATTGATGAAGGGTTGTAATAAATTGTAGAGTTGATTTCCACATATAGTATTTTTAAGTCAACTATTTCGGAATTTATACCAGCGATAGCGTAGTTCTTTAATTTATTTTTTATAACGGTTTTATCAAAATCTGATATATAAGTACCACCTTTTGGTTTTATACTTATTTGAACTTGACCAAATTTTGGTGGATCTAATTCTTCTCCACCAACGACTGCAACCGATTCAGTTTTAGGATAAATGTTCTGAATTATCGCCTCATAATCTCTTGGTGTAACTGCTCTGTATTGTGCTGAGTAAAGTCTTGGAGCAAAATACTTAATAGACGACACATCTTCAACATCAGCACCATTAGAAGCGTTTTCAATGGTAGTTACGTTAATTGTATCTGAGGGGGTAAATATATTTCCATCACTCTTTGTAAATGTCCCTTGAAAACTAAAGTTAGTAGCACCATTTCCATCCAAACCATCTGTTACGATATATCTTGCAGTAACTGTTGATCTATTTTCAAGAGGTTTTCCAAAAAGTCCATCACCAAATAAAATTTCATATTTTTCGTCTTGAACTTCTTGTGCAAGATATATCTCTGAATTTTTATTAATGCTTAAAATATTATCCACCATCGAATATTTTCTTCCAATAGATGTATCATTCTCTGCAGATACAAACACTCTCAAAGTTGAACTATCAATGTTTGGACTATCAATTATGAAACGTTGCTTGATTGAAGTATCAACACTATAAACACGAATTAAAGATGTTCCTTCATAAACAGTAATTGGATCGTCAAATTGTGCAAAAGAAATTCCATTAATATCAATAACTCTTGAAGAAGTTATCTCATCAGTTATTGAGAATCGATATGTTGTGTTTTCTGATGCACCAACACAAACAAGACCAGAACGAAGAGTTAAGAACCTTGGAGTGCTTGCATTTGTTGTACCTAGATTTACATCACTTATCTTAATAGACGCTGTTGCAGCAGTTTTTGAACGGGGTACATAACCAATATTACGAGCAAGAGAGACAACATTTTCTCTTACTGTAGCGGAGTCTAAAAATGACTCATTTGCAACTAAATTTGCATTAAATGCATTAATATAGGTATTATAAGCAAGTGTATCAATTAAAACTGAAAAGTTAGAACCTTCAAAATCAAAATCAGTAAAATTTGAGTTTGAACGAAGAAAATCTTTGATTTGTACTTTGATACCATCAAAGTCTAGATTTGTAAATTGAGTAAAGGGCATATTATCTCGTTGGTTCTAATATAAAGGTAAATGACTGTACGGGAGCATCCAATCCCACTATTTCAAAGAATACAGAAACTTCAAATTCGTTGTTATCTGGTGAAGCATTCACTTGAACTCCAACATTTGTAACTCTTGGTTCATAGTTATCAAGTACTTCACGCACTTGATCTTCAATAATCATCACTGATGATCTTTCAAAGTTATTAAAAAGAGTATCACGTATATCTGTACCTAATAATGTGTCAAAAAATCTCTCTGTTGGTATAGTTTCGACCAAATTACGCACTGATCTGACGAT